CCGTGACGTATGAGGTGGAAACCGAGGAATACAAACAGGCTAAAAAGGACATGGCCGACGCTGCCGCAACTGAGGCAGAGTTACAAAAGCGTTTAGATGTCATTGGCAAAAAAACCGGTGATTTAAACGCGGAAATTAACCGTGGGCTGGCTGGTGCTAATTCCGAGGTTAAGGTTAGCGCGATGACATGGCAACAAGTTACCGACGCTATCGAAAAAACCGAAAAGGCCCTAAAAAATACAACTGACTCAGCCGAGATTAAGAGCCTACGCGCTTACAACGACCAACTCAAAGCACGTAAGAAAGCATTAGAGGGGCTAACCGGAGTAGGCACACAGCATACCAGCAGTAAGAAAACCGCTGTGGCTGACCCTAAGACCTACGAGGAATTAAGTACCAATATCGAAATTTATAAAAAGAAGCTCACCGGAGCCGATACCGAGGAGCAGCGCATTATACGTGATAAAATCGCACGCTGGGAGAAAGCACGCGAGGCTATCGAGTTGGTACAAAAAGAAGCTCAACGCCCGGCAAGCCTCAGCACTTTAGAGGATATAGACAGTGAAATAAGCTACCAGCGTACTTTACGACAAAAGGCCACCGCCGAGAATATCGCCGGGATAGATGCCGAAATAAAACGGTTAGAGGAACTACGCGCCGAGTTAGAGCGTAGCGGCTTTGCGCCGACACCTATAGCCGATATAAAGACGTATGAGCAGCTTAACCGTGAACTGGCATACTATACCGCACTACTTGAAAAAGCAGACGCGGCGCAGCGTGTTACGGTGCAGAAAAGTATTAACGACCTCAACGAGTTAAAAAAGGCCTGGGACTATGTGTTAGACGACTTGAAAAAGCCGGGCAGTGTTTCTACGCTTAACACTATTGAGGAGTTAGACGAGGCTATAAGTTACTACCAGCAAAAGCAGAAAAAAGCCAGCGGCGAGGAAATACAAAATATCCAGCGAACTATCGACGCATACGATAAAAAGCGCAACGCATTACAGCGCGGTATCGAAATACCGACAATGCAGCGTGAAGTAGCGGAAATAAACAAACTGACCGGACGCGAGTACAAGGTTAAGATTAGCGGTATGGGCTTCGATGAACTGACCGCGAAGATTAACGAATTAAACCGCCTGTTAAATGATACAGAACACCCGGTTACTACGTCACAGCGCAAAGACATAGAGAGCCTTATTGCTACTTATGAGCAATGGCGCAAAGAAGGGGTTATGACCTTTGACACTCTACGTAACGGCTGGGATGGATTAAAGAGTATTAGCAGTGGGGTGGATAGCCTCACCGACGCGCTGGAGGGTAACGGCAACGCATGGCAAACAGTCACCGGCATAGTAGATGGTTTTTTGCAGATATACGACGGTATTAAAACTATCGTGGGTATTATCAATATGCTGAGTACCGCCACAACAGCCCACACTACGGCAAAAGCCGCCGAAGCTGTAGCCGTAGGCGCAGCGACCGGGGCACAAACTGCCGAGGCTGTAGCCGCCGAGGCGACAGCATTAGCGCAGGTGCCGGTTATCGCCGCTAATAAATTAGCGACCGCCAGTTACATGGAATTAGCCGCAGCAGCCTATTTCGCCGCACACGCCTACATACCGTTTGCTGGTTTTGGCATAGCTTCCGGATTTGTCACCGCCGCTACCGCGATGGTGCAGGCTATTGGGGTTATGCCGTTTGCCAATGGTGGTATAGTCAGCGGCCCTACTGTCGGACTTATAGGCGAGTACGCCGGAGCATCCAATAACCCGGAAGTAGTGGCACCGCTCGACAAACTGCGCGGTATGCTGAACCCGGTAGGCGAACCGGTAATTATCGGTGGAACCCTACGCGCTTCCGGACGTGAGATTATTTGCGTGCTGGCTAATGAAACCCGGATAGCAAGTAAATCCGGTAAACGTACTAACATTAAACTTTAACGGCTATGTATTTTTACGGAAGTTTTTTAACTCAGTTAGGCGAAACGGTTACGGTGCATATCGTAACCGAGAATAGCCGTGCTATACAGGTAGAAATCGGCGATGAAAAGGGCGGCGTATTCTTTACTACAAACCCGGTAGAAATCGAAAATAGCGTTAATGATACTTTCGACCATCTATTACGCAGCCAAGCGACCATAAGGCTTTTAGTGCGTGATTTTATACCGGACTTTTTTTGTACCTCATGCCGGGACGCGGTAGTTAATATTTTCAAGGGCGATAAATGTATTTTCGCTGGATTTATCGAGCCGCAAACATATTCACAAGGATATAACGATGTTTTCGACGAGTTAGAAATATCCTGCATCGACGTACTTTCTGCGCTGCAATACTCCAAATACCGTAACGTGGGTGGTTTAGGTGTACTGTATGAAGTTGTCAAAGCTAACGCCGGGCAACGTATATTCAGCGATATTATTACCGACATACTAAACAGTGTGTGTGCCGCTATCGACATTACCGGGGTAGGAGGTGTGCGGTATTACTATGATGGTAGCAAGTCGCTAACGGCTAATGCAAACCGATACGGTATATTTACGCAGCTGGCTATATCTGAACTGTTATTTTTAGGTGAGGAAGAGGACGACGTTTGGCAGCAGGATGAGGTTTTAGCGTCTATGCTTAAATACCTTAACCTACATATCGTGCAAGACGGTTTGCAGTTTTATATTTTTTCATGGGAAAGCGTGAAAAGCACTAACGCTATATCATGGCGCGAACTAACCACAGGCACTACGGACACTACTACTAAAATCTGCATAGAATTTGGGGTAAGTAATGCCGCATCAAATGACACCACTATAAGTATAGGCGAGGTATTTAACCAAATACTGTTAACCTGTAAAGTTGAAAGTGTTGAGAATGTTATTGAAAGCCCATTGGATGATAACGCCTTAGTGTCGCCCTATTCCAATAAACAAAAATACCTTACTGAATATTCGTCGGACGGTAACGGTAAAACTGCCTCAAACGCTTTTTATGCTATGACGCACGGAGCGAATACCGACTATGCAGGGGGCGTTATCACTGATTGGTATTTACAAGTAATGAATAATCCCAGCTGGATTTTTCCGGAAGTTGGTACAGGTGTAAATCTGATTGATAAATATTGCAAAAACAACGCTAACCAGCAAGTATTACCAAACCGTATGCCGTTGGGGCCGTGCGCCGCTATCGTATCATTAGGAAAGGTAGAAAACCGGACCGACCACAAGGATAACTCCTCGGTGTCTAAAATCGACATGACCGATTATTTGGTAGTGAGCGTTAACGGCAACGGTGTGGATAACGAGCAAACAACATACCCCACTGAAACCAGCCTTAGAGATAGTGCGCCGTGCGCTGTGTATAATGGTGGCACAACAGGGGGCATATACTCACCGTCTGACCCAAACACCACAAACTATATAGTGCTGTCAGGTAAAATTGTGCTAAATCCACTTATGGATTTTACAGATAGCTACACAGCGTTATACACAAATACGTGGGGGCTGCATTATTTGGGGTGGACTAAAACCGTACCGAGCCGGACAAATGGCGATGGCCGATTTTATACCCAAAAGTATTATAAGGCGGCTACACCTTTTAATACTCCAGTATGGGATGAGGACACCACGCGCGGATTAGTACCGTTTACCGAAACAGGCCCGCAGCAATATGAATTTAAGTATAGCGCAGTAGGTGACAGCACCGACAAAATTTCAAAAATAGCAGTGCTGGCGTGTATGCTGATAATCGGCGATAAATGCGTAGTTGAAATAGGTACAAGCGGCCAAATATCTGATTTTGTTTGGCGCAAATATAAGACACGTGAGCAGTGCGCCGATGATGATGAGTATTACCAGCAAAGTTTTACTATCGGCTTCGACCCCAAAATAGGTGATAGGCTGATAGGTACCGAGTTTGACCTACAAAACAATATCGACTATAACGTAGGCATAGACGCGGAGGGTATAGCCATACCCATACGTAAAAGCGATAAGTTAAGCGGCGCAGTTAAATTTATGATTTTAGGCCCGGTTAACTCTATGTGGAGTGAGATAACCCGACGACACCGCACATGGTTTAGACGTGAAAAATGGTACAGTAACGCCGTGCCTTTGTTGGCTCATGTCAGCAGTATTTTTATGAAATCCTTTGAGGTGAAAATTTACAGCAATAACGGATTAATAAATAACGCTGGCGATAATGATATTATCTATATGAGCGATACACACGAAAATTTCGTAAATCGCAAAGACGACATAGAGTTTGAGATAAATAGCGCATTGACACTGACCGAGTGCCAGCAGTTAGGCGTAACCGATAGTGTCAAACTTTCCACACCGTTAGACCTAACTACCGGGTACGGTCTATTGTCTATATACGACCATACAAAGCAGCAGCAAGCAAAGCCGGAACAGCTTTACGTCGATAGCTACTATACTGAATATCACAAACCGCGCATACAAATGGTGCAGAAGCTCGACGACCGCGGCGGTATCGTATCGTTATTTAATCTCTACAAACATCCGGCTATGACGGATAAAGTATTTTATGTGCAGGGCATTAGCCGTAATCTTATCGAGGGCTACGCCGAATTAACGGTAAAGGAGGTTTGGAATGATTGACGTAAAACTAATTAAGAAGCCTAAAACAAACGGCGCGTCGGGCGACAGCGGCATAGCTACCAACGGCAACGGCTATAATACCGGTGGCGTGACTAAGGAAGCTACGCACGCGGCGCGTGCCGATTTGGCTATATACGCAGAAAAGGCAGGTACAGCAAACGAAGCTATACACGCACAAGAAGCCGACCACGCTAAATTAGCCTTTGACTTAGACCCGGACAGCCCGGTACGTGAACAATTCCTAAGCCGCATAGCCGACGACATAGCGGAGGGGCGCATTACGTTTCAGCAGGGGTTAACCGCTATCGGGTTAGCAATATTCCAAGATGGCGCACACTTTGGCGAGTTCATTAAGTCGCTGTATGCTGGTAAGGGCGCAGGTATTGACAAAGACGGTAACGCCGAATTTGAAAGCGTGCGCGTGCGCAGTTACTTTGAGGCTATGGAGTATATTGTTAATAGGCTGGCGGCTATCGAGGGCGACCAGCTATTAACCGAGGGCGACACCATCGACCGGGTAGTGGATAATGGCGACGGCACATTTGGTTTATATCTGCATAGCAAATGGGACGGTTATTTTACCGCGCAAGCCGAAAACAATGTGCTTAAAGGCATAATAAATACTTTGGCTACTGGTAGCGGAATTTACTACACCTGTTGGTTAAGGGTCAATAGTGTTAATAGTGCGCTCAACTATATTGAGGTCACTATGTACCCCGATGACGAAACGCCAGCCGGAAAGAATTACCCACCATGCGAGTTAATGAAAATTGCACGCTGGGGCAACCAAACCGACAAGACACGGCAAAGCTGCCTATACTTGTCAAGCACCGAGGGGCGTATAGTCAAGTTATCGGGTGTAACCAAACCTATTATCGACAAGAGCAATTACGGTGCGACATTTGGCACAGTGCCGGATTTTCTAATAGCGATGGGTTTGCCGCTCATAGAGGGGCAGGACTACGTATATGCGCGTGGCCTCATAGTGCAGGACATAATACGCATAGACTATCAAGGCAAACCGATAGTTACCTACGTCGATAGGGGGCAATGGAACGCAACCGCCGACTACTATAACGAAACGACAAACCCGGACACTGGGGTATATGAAACGTCGGACGTGTGGTATATGGGGTGTAAATACCGCTGCATGAAAACCGGAACGCATAACCCCCCGGCATGGAATAGCACTGAGTGGGCCATGATTGAGGGCAACCCCGATTTTATGGTAGAGTTTGCCGAAACAGACTATTTGTTTGACCCGGATAACTTCGACGTGACGCTGGTAATAATCGCGTGGCTGCATAATATAGATATTACGCAGGATATATTAGACACTGATGTAGTTTGGACGCGATACAGCGAGGACGCACAAGGGGTACCGCGCGTAGCGTCTGATAACGCATGGGCCTTAAAACGTGCTGGTGCTGGCAAGTCTTTACACCTCACAGCCGCCGACATAGATTTTAACGGCTATATACCCAAAACAATAAAATTTACGGCAACCGTAACACTACGTGACGGTATGGGTAACACCGCAGCCGAGGAACAGGCAATTTTTGAATATTAACTAACAAGGCAACGAAATGAAAACAAGAAGATTTGATTTTAATTTCCGACCGCTACAAATAAACATAGGTTTTGCCGTAGATGGGTCAGTGCCTAATAAGCAGAACTACGACGCGGACACAGGCACCTATACGCCTGACTACACGTTAACGCCGCTAATTATCCAGCCGCAAGTCAGCTGCATGGATAAGGACGAATTTTTAGCAGCTGGTAGCATAAATCACCAGCTGGCTAACGTCAAGTGGTACGAAATTGTCGGCGGCGTTTCTACGCTTATTGAAAGCACTAACACCAGCTACGAGGTAATAGCCAGTGGCGGCCAGGCCGGGCGTATCAAGGTCAAAAAGAACGCCCAGCCCAAAGTACCTATTACGCTGGAGTTCCACGCGGAATACAGCGACCCACGCACCGGGCAACTGCATACCATAGTACGCACGTTTTCCGTAACGTGTGGTAACTCTACCGTGTTTGCGCCTCAACTTGTATTGGACGCAGCCGACCAAACTTTATATAACCCACTGACTGACCCCGACACACAGGTAGTACACGCCAGCCTACGGTTAGGTGTAAACGAGTGCGCGACCGCTAACCGCCTTTTCGTGTGGGAGATTTTCCGCGCGGATAGTAGTACATGGACGGAGGTAGGCACCGATACTACACTGGACTATGATGTTACAGTAGCCGCCGACGGTGCGAGCTGCACCGTTAACCGTAGCCTCATGGGTACGGAGTTGTATTTACGCTGTCGCGCTAAATATGACATAGGCGGTAATCCGTCGAGCATTGCATTAACG